CTTCAAGAAGTCTTGTAATTTTTCTTTTTCAATACTATTAATAAATTCTTTAGTAATATTATTTTCACTTTCAAATAAACCTTTTGCCTTTCTATCCCAATACTCATCAAACGCCTCAATTAATATAGGTCCTTTTTCCGCAGTACCAAGTAATCCCACATTATTAATTATATTACCAATCATTGCATTTTTAAAGGTTTCATATTTTTTTGAATCGACAACATCGTCAGAAAGTAACATATACTCTCTTCTAAATGAGTCAATCTCAAAAATTGACGACTGATTAAATGGAACAAAAACTTTTTGACCTTGCGGTAATTGATAATTAGGTTCAAATACTAAAATACCACTATATGTGTTAGTGTTATAGCTAAAAGTATATGCGGACATTGTAACCGCATTAAATGCTGTTATAGCACTTTTAATAGTTACAATATCATAACTCAATTCTTCTAATGTGTTTGACGCATTTTTTGAACTTGTGTCAATACTTGTTGTTGGTATTGTGACAAATGATTTAACATTACCAATTTTATCTTGTGAACCATCCGTACCTGTTCCAGAAAACGATGGTACATAATATGGAATTGTATTTGCCCTTGCAATGTAAGCAACATAAGTTTGTTGAGTATTAACCATACTTTGAGTAATGGTTGTTACCGCATTTTGATACGTACCTTTTTTGTTTTTAACAAAGTTGGTGAAATTTTCTTTAACTTGTCTAATCGTTTTATTTGTAAAATCAAAATTTTTATCTTTAATAAATTTGATAAATTCATCATCGTCATTTTTAATATCAGATATTAAATCTTCAAAAACCGTATCAATTCTTTTTTCAAGATTATAAGGTTTACCAAATAAAATCGTCTCACCATCTTCGGTCAATAAGAATTTACCTTGTTGATAATTTCTTTCTAACATCCATTGTTGACGTAATGCGTTATTATATTGGTTTACAGTTTCTTTACTTTTATTTACAACATTTGTAAAATAATTTTGTGTTTCCGTAACAAACTTATCCATAAATGTTTGATAACTAAGGGTACCTGTTTGAGCACTTAAACTACTAGTGTTAGTTAATATAGTTCCAATAGTTGATTCATTACTTAAACCGTTATTAGGTTGTGCATCGTTAATTGTTGGAGGGGTAACATTACTTATCGCAGCAAACTGTAAGAAATCTTTATCAATTACTTTATAGCTTGAATCTGTTGGGTCAGCTCTATCATCATAAATTTCAGTATTTGCATAGTAATTAAATGTTAACGCATTTTGTAATTTGTCGACAGATTCTTTTAATCCGCTACCTCCAACAAAGTTAAATGCCATTGTCACTTTTGCAATCATAGGTTGGACACCAATACCCTCAGGGTTAATATCCAATCCTTCATAAGCAATTGTCAAACTTGTTGGGATGATTTTAGTATTAAAGAAATCCCCAACTCTTAAAATCAATACTGGTGGCGCACCAAACGCAGTATTTGTGGCATTGTTATATTCCAAAACATCTCTACCCCCAATAGATTTAACTACAGGTATTGTGTCACCAGGTCTCATACATTGTTGTAAAAATGTTAACCTTGTATTAAGTCCCTCAGGTGTCATTGAGTGGAATGCAGGTTCAAAGAATTTTAACTTATCTTTAAGATTATCAAAAACCATAGGAGTTTCTTCCTTAATAACTTCAAAATAATCACACTCAGATAATAAAGCTCTTAGAACTCTTTTACTAATATTATCTCTTGGTACTACAACTGTTTCTGTAGTATTTACCTTTTCTGTTGTAGTAACAACATTACCCGTAACAACCGTTTGTGTTTGTTTTATTGGATTTGGTGGTGCTGGTGGTGGTGATTTTAGGGTTGATTTAATCTCTGAAATATAGGCTCTTCTACAAGCCATTGCGTTTGTTGTGAATACTTCAGTAGATGCCATGGTATCACCTCCAACAACAGTACCATTTGTATCAGTACAATTTACCGCGGGAAGATTTGGTGTGAGTGGTAACGCATATGGTGGTTGGGTTGTTTTTGAAACTAATGGAGAAGAACTAGTTGTTTCACCAAATCCCTGACCTCTTTTTACTATTAATTTTTGTTGTTTCACATAATCTTTGGTTGCAGCATTTTCAGCAAAAAATTTAATCACAGAATCAATCCTTCTGGTAGATAATGCTAGGTTATATGCTTCAGTTTGTGGTGCAGAGCAACTTGAATCTACAATAAGTGTCACACTACCACTTTCACTATTTTTAATTTGTTCTGCAATATCAATAGCCATTTGTTGTGCAATCACATAATTTGGTGTGACCATAGTATCAAACGCCCGAGTTAATTGAGTGCCATTTGATTTACTAGCATATAAAGCTTTGTTTGTAGAACTTGTGTATCTATTATATTCTTCGGTATAATTTGGTGATGTCTTTGGTTTAGGAAAATCATTACCAAAATAAAAACCAATTTGAGCATATTTTTCCATAAAATACGCAGGACTACCAGGAGGTGGTGTACTTGAACTGTTTGCACCACCACTTCCATTACCCGCACCGTTTGCACCCGCAACTTGAGCATCCACGGTTATTGTACTAACAGCAAATTGCATCTGTTCTCTTGTAATTTCTTTAGATGTAATTGCCTGTTGGATTTGAAACAAATCGTTTGGATTTATTGTATAATATTTTTTGGCCAATTCATATAAATCATATTTTCTACATCCCGCAAAGAATGAATCTAATATACTATCAACTCTTGTTTTGTTTGTTTCGTTTGCCAATACCTTGTTAACAATAACATTTAATATTGACGGATGGTCAACAACAATATCCCATGTTAAAGTACCCGTTCTACTTGTATTTTTGTAAGTATAGATTGGTTCAGGTCTACCAATAAAATCATTTGGAGTCCAGTTCGCCTGAACTGATTCATTAAATGTTAAGTTATAAGGTGGGAACCACATAACTCTACCACCATTAGGACCTCTTTCACATACCGCCAAATCAGAAACCGCAAGACCTGGTGAGTTTGATGTTGCCCACGCCAAGTTCTCCAATGAGAACATATATTTCTTGGCATAAGCATTATTCATTGTACCAATAATGTTAGATGAATCTTGTCCACCCTCTTGTTTGTTTGGTGCAATGTTAAGGTTATATGTCTTATCTAAAACAGAATATGAAAATCTTCTACCTTCAGTTGTAATACCATCAGTTTTTTGAAGGTCGTTATATTGTAGGTATGGTATATCTTTAGCAAATACTCTACAATACTCTGTTCCAACTTCTTGTCCAATCGCCCCAACGTAAGTTAATACTCTTGAACCCTTTGTCATTTCTGTGTATCCATCATTGAATACTTTGCTGACTTGGTCCATTGCATTACCAACGTGTTGTAATCTTTTACCACCTTGTGGTTGGCTATCAATAATTCTTTGTGTCTTATCAAGTATAGAACCTTCCTTAAAAGTTCTTTCTGTGGACTCTGTTGAGTTATAAGACGATGGTTTAAAGTCCGAGTCTTGGTCTGTTATTAAACCTCCAACACCAACTTTTTTACCAGCATTACCTTTATACTTTGGAGACACCCATGTGAATCCACCTTCAATACCACCACCATTACTATATGTTGGGCCGTTAGCACCAAGTCTAATCTCTTTACTTGGACCTTCATATAACTGAGCTAACTCAGATGGTCCATAAACTGGGTCTTGTTGTTCATTACCAAACGCATCATTTGGTAACGACCCTGATGGTGAAAATATTCTTGATGGGTCTGAAGATGTACTACCAACATAAAAGTTGGAGTTATTTGTATTAGTCCCGACAATTGCACCACCCAATCTATCTAATAGAGTTCTATCGTAGTTTGGTTTAAATTTATTAAAGTTAAGATTTTTAAATAAAATAGATTTTTGACCTTGGCCCGTATTTTCGTAGAATATTTGTGTACCTGTCTTACTAGCACCTAATAAATTACTAATAAATTTTCCTCCAACCGCAAGTGGGTTTGCCAACAATGATTGTTGTATTGTTGTTGGTTGTGGTGGATTAATACTTTGGTCAAAATAAGAACCAGGAATTGTTGAGAACGGTAAAGTACTTCCCCCTAATCTAAGAGCAAAGTCGGCAGCAGCACCCAATGGATTTGACGGTACCGTAATGTTATAATTTGGTTCAATTAAAGGAACTCGACCTGTTAAAATATTAACAAGGTTTGTACCACTATTAACATTTAATATGTTGGCACGACCAAGAGTTTGTCTTAATAACTCTCTACCAATACGGTCTTGGAACTCTTTCTTTAAAGTTTTTGCCCCCAATCGAGCTATAAAGGAGTCATCACTTAATAAACCATCACTACCCTGTGGGTCGGGATTTAATAAGATTGAAACAGGTCTATACGATGAAGGTACAAATGTAAAGTAAGGTTGACCGTTTGGTAGTCTATCTTGGTCAGGTCTAACAGTTTCTAAACTAGTAACAGCTTCACCAGCATCAAAGTTGTTTGGGCTTGAATACGCATTTAATGGTCTCCATTTTTGAGTTGCCGCAAATCCTGTGTTCACAATATAAGCATCCTGTTGACCAGGTCCATATTCACCTTGATTTGATGTTGTATTTAAATTACCTGTAAGGTCGGGTGCTTGGTAGTATCCCCCTTGATTTCCCCACTTGTTAAGTGGATAAAATTGTGAATTGGCGATGTATGGAGTATCAATTAGAAAATCAGGACTATCAACAGGTGTTAAATCTCTTTGTATAACCTCAAAAGTTATTGGCGGGGTCGCAGGACTAGGTGATTTAGCATATGGTACTAAATTTCGGACAATTAGTTTTTTTCTAAAAACCTCGGTACTTATATAATCTAACGGACTACCCATTTATACGTTTCTTAATAAATAGGTTAATTTGTATTTTTTATTCTTCAATCTAATGTTTTATTATCGTCCGTAGGATACAACACCAGACCCTTTGTTTTCTGAAGAATTTTTCTTTGTAAGGTTGGCAATATATTGTTTAAACTCTTCACTATTAAACGCAGCGTTTAATTGTTGTTGGTTAAGTGTTGTACCTGGAGGTAAATCAAATTTAAATGTTATAGTACCTCCAACATCAACTTTATTTGTTGATGTTCCACTGTTTGTTGATGTACCAGCACCTGTTTTTTCGGTAGGACTTTGACTTTTTCTACCTATAATATCGGCATACGATAACGATTTTTCCTCTTCAGCTTTCTTTTTAAGATGTTCTGTTGCGGTTACTGGTTTACCTGTTGCACTTAAAATTTCTTGACTTAAACTTCTAAATTCTTTTTCAATACCACTATTTCCCGTAACTTTTTTACTTGATTCTGCAATGATATCTTTAAATGCATTCATTCCTTTTTCACCTAAACTATTTGCATCTTTTAGAATAGTATCCTCAAGTGATGCTAATTTTTTAGCAAAATCGTCAGCACTTATTTTATTTGCATCTTTAGCCATAAATAACGCACTCATTTTTTCAATTGCGTTATTAACGTTGTCTATAATTACCGCACTTTCAGGTACCGCATTGTCAACAGAACTACTAACTGCTCGGCTAATTCTATCAGCTCCCGTGTAATTACCTCTAACAACCGAAGAACCTGCAACACCAAACGTACCTTTTGCAACATTACTTGAGAGAGTCCTATCAATGTTCTCTACAACATTTAATTGGGTCTTTTGAATATCTTCTAAAGTTTTTGGTGATTCCTCTTGTTGTTTTCTTAAGGCGATAAGTTGTTCATTTGTTAATTCACCTAATTTAATTCTGTCAATTTCACCAGTCTTGTCATTCTTAAGTTGTACTGTGTACTCACCACTTTTATCCATAGTGGCCATATTGGCGATAAGTTTCTTATCTTCTTCATCTTCAAAATCAAGCGATGGACTAATAGCAGAAAGTCTTCTATCTAAGTCTGCCGCGGCAAGACCCATTTTACTCATTTCCACAGCACTAACACCAGTTTGTTTTTCCATTTCTCTAAGTGTTAAAACACCTTGAGGATTTATTTTAAATGTTTTTGTTTTTTCATCAAATTCAGTAAACTGTTTTGCAACTTCAGATAAACTAGTTTGTAAACCCGATGGGTCATTAATTGATTGATTCATTAAAGCGAATGGGTCCGCCAAATTTCCTGCAGAAACACCTAATCTTTGAAAGGCTCCAGCAACTTCTATAGCCCCATCAGGGTCTAAAACCCTATCCGCTAAAGTAAAGGTTTGTTGCATATCAAACCTTAACATCGATGCTTGTGCCGCCATCTTTGCTAAACCTTTCACACCGCCTTCAAATTGGAATCGGTTCATTTGTGACATGCTACCAGTCACATCTTCCATAACCTCACGAGCATTTAAACCAACACTTTGAATATATTCAATTGAACTTTCTAGGTTTGTACCAATTTGAGATACTTCAATACCAACATTACCAAAAATTTCAACTAGCCCTCCTGCAGTACCACCCAAAATTTCAGTAGCAGCATAAAGTTTACTAACTTGGTCTTCAGTTGCAATAACTTGTCTTCTTGAACCTTCAGCAATTCCTGATATAGTCTTGGAAATATCACCAATATCTCCACCTAAACGAATAATACCCGCGGCTGACTTAGCAGCAGCATCATTCATTTCGTCAAGTCTTACTCTACCCCCAACAAACGCCACATTGAGTTTATCGGCCTCATTAGCCATGTCCTCAATTGACTGTAATATTTTATCTATAGGAGAACCTAAACTGTCAATATTTTTTTTAAGGTTGTCGTACGATTCGTTAAGATTATCTGCCATTACAATTATTTAGTTTCCATATAAATAGAAGAAGGACTAATTTTTTAGTCCTTCTTTTTATCTTCAATCCATTTATCCAATAAATATTTTCTTACAAACAACGGCATTCTTTCAAAATCTTGATAAGAAATATTCATTAATGTTGTCAGATAGTAAAATTCATCTATCTGTATCTTTCTATAATCAGAAGAAAGGGCGAAAAAAGTCAGCCCCAAACCCAACATTAACTGTTAGTTTTTCTCCTGACGGGGCTGTAATTGTTTTGGTCATATCCAATCTTGGTTCGTTTTCATTCATAAAGTTTCTTACGAATTTTGAGTCAGAGATTGGCATTGACTCAACAAATTTTGCAATCATAGCTTTGTCAGTTGAACCATCAACTTCAATAATTTCTTTTTGCATTCTCCAAGTAATTTTTGGAACAACTCTTCCTTGTGGATATGTTTCAGCCATTTTACCAATCTCCATAATTTCACCATAACTTAATGGTTTTAATTTAATTGATGATTGAGATTTTGGTAATAAAATAGTAAATGAACCATCTTCACTTGGTTGTTGTCCATTAATAATAGTTAGTTGGTCTAACGATACGGTACTTTTAAATGGTTTTTTAGTTACAGGGTCTGTAACATTTAATACCATTTCAGGACCAAATCCAGTATTTCTTAAAAATATTAAAATTGCTTCAACATCACCCTCAATTAAATCTTCAACCTTAACATCTGGTTCATAAATTTTTGCCCTCAATAAAGTCATTGTTAAATCAGCGGCACCACCCATCAAAATGTTTTCATCTGATGCGGTAAGATAACCAACTTTAATTGATTTCTTTTTGTTTTTATAAAAAATACCTTGTGATGGTATTTGTACCACATCGTGTGGTAGTGTGAAATTGTCTTGACCGTGGTCTCTTGATTGATTGTCCATATATAAAAATAACCGTAAAGTTTATTAGCTTTACGGTTAAATATAAGTGAGTGTAATTTTATGTAAAGTGAATTAGTAAACTAACACACATCTATCCATTCTCAAAGAAGCTGTAATATCCGCTAACGCATCTTGACTATAAGATAATGTTCCGAAGTTTACATCAGTTAAGAATGTTCCGTAAAGAATCCATTTCTCAACAACAACTCCTGTTGGGTCCAACATCTCAAGGTCGATGTCTTTTTTGTAACCCGCAGCATAACCCATACGACCTGTCACCGATTCAGCGTGTAAACGAACCCACTCCATAAGAGCCTGAGCCGCTGATGGTCCAATAGGGTCACGGAACTTAACACTGATTGGGTCCCAGTTAAATCTACCAGCTACAAATGTAGAGGTGTTTAGAAATTGTATTTCAGTTGAATTAATCTTAATTGATGGTCTTGCAGCACTTTCAACAAACCATTCGTTGATACCCAAACTTGACGGAAACCTTAAAATAAAACGGTTTTGGCGTTTTGGTTCGTAAGGTATCGGCATTTTCATTAATAAATCAGCCATGTTATTTTATTTTTTTTGTTTTTTTTTTGTTGTTTATATCCTATAAATATAGTCTTGTTAAAAAATTTTTCTCTTTACTTTTATTTTGTCGAGATTATTATCTACTTATATTCCTTTTTAACGCCTCCAGCAGTAGAATAAGTCTTAACTATATTATCTGGTTTATCTTTAAAATGTT